GTTAACCTCAAGAAAAGGCCAACGCTTCTCAACATCCAAAATCCTGTAGTAGCCGTCACGGATATATAGGTTCAGCAAAGAGTCCGGCAGGTCCGTGGCATCCAAATCGGTTATAGACCTGACGGTGGAACGGATTTCCGTTGCCGTCATGTAATTATACGCCATCAGCCACCGCCTCAGCCTCAAGGGCCTTCTTCAACTCGGCCTTATAGGACCGAAGATGACCTTGGCAAAGATGCTCGCCTTTGACTCGCATCCCTTCACAGGTGTCATCTTTGGCGACACATTTGTTACCACGACCAATGTATTCCCCACTGGGGGCGGCGACAAACGAGTCAGCAGAATGAGACAACCGTTGCCCCGTAACCGGAGAACCATAATAGGCGTGTGCAGGAACAGAAGAATTAACCATCATAAATGGGGTACTGTTCCCGTACCGTTACTTTTTCTTGGTTCTGGGGAGCCTTTCAAACTTCTCAGGAGCCAAACCCATAATCTTACGCTGTTGCTGGATTTTGTCTCTGAAGAACTGCTTACGGGCAGGCTTTGCATCCTTTTCCTTGGCCTTGAGACGGTCCAATTCACCCTGCATACGAGCCTTCTGTGCTTGCTGGCGAGCCTGACCAGACCCCATCCGCTTCGCATCCTCAGCAGTCTGTCTCCGCATGACATCAGCCTCATACTGGCTAGAAGGACCCTTGGGTTGCGACTTGGAACGACCAACTTTCGGAGGTGCGCCACGGCGCACATCCATATTAGGTGAACGGTCAGGACGAGCAGGTGCACCCTTCATGTCGGCCTGACGCAACAAACGATTACTGTCAATGTTTGCCTGACGAATCTTTGCGTTGTCAGACAACAACGCACCAATACTGCGAGCAGGACGGCTAGGACGCTTGGGGAGAACAACCGGCTTATTGTCCGGTCCAACCTTCGTTGTCTTTGCGATTGCGCTTTGCTCAGCCTTTTTTACATCCTGAACTTTCTTAGATGCAGAAGCAGGAGCAGGACTCTTAGGCTTGGGTGGCTTCTTTACTGCGCCAGCAGCAGGGCCACCCTTGCCCTTGCCCTTTTTGGCTTTCTCAAGAGCCTCTTGGGCGGCCTTTTTGCCGCCCCGAGACTTAGCCTGCTTAGCAAGAGCCTCTGCCACTAATTTGGCAACATCATCCCAACCACGCTTCTTAGCCATTACTTCTTCCCCTTTGCAGGTTTAACAACTTTCTTCTTACCCTTAGGGGTAACTTTTGTTTTTTCAATCAACTCGTTGACAACCTTAGGGTTGCGCATCAAAGCACGGCCACCCTTAATTGCACCCTTAGCCGCTCTGCCAATAGGCAATACTGAATAAACCGAATTCTCAGCAATCTGTTTAGGATTAGAACCATACCACCACTTAGCAGCATCAAGTGGTGCACGGTTAACCTTGCCAACGGCTTCAACGCTTTTACGACCAACATAATCAGCCATAGCCTGAGTGCCACTCTTGGGTTTTGGTGGCATCCCAGCACCCAAGCGTTGCATCACTTGGTCAACAATGTCATCAAAACCCTGCGACTTTGCAGCAGGCTTCCGTTTAGCGGCCACGGTCGTTGCGCCACTTATTCAACTTCTGACGAGCCTTACGCTTCGCTTCAGCATTAGGAGCATCCCTAACGGCCTTCTTCAGTTCTTCTTCTTTTGCGTTCTGCTTCGCATATCTGGCCTTCATCTGGCCATCAATACGCTTTCCTTCTGCCCCTGCCTTCTTCTTAGCGGCCTCAGAAGGTTGCTTAACACCTTTTTTGACTTCCATATAATCATTATAGCCACCACGATTTGTGGCCTTGGCTTCAAGAAACTCGGCACGCCGAATCTCTCGCTGCACATTCTTGATGCCCTTTTTCTTGGACTGCTGAAGTGCTTTCTGAACGGCAGACTCGGCTTCCATCTTACCTATTGTTTGAGTAGCCTTTTTTGCACCTTTTTTGGCACTTTTTTTTGCACCCTTAGAAGCAATCTCCATGCCTGCACGAATAATGTCATCAAGACCTTTGCGCTTACTTGCCATTTTTAGTCCTTTATATACGGGAATGGTGGGTGAGGCTTTTATCCTCACCCACCATTCTGCACTATGTTCCCCGAAAGGAACTCGCCATGTTAGGCGGTCTTGGCTGTCAGTTTGCCTTGCTTCTTACGGTTACGGCAAGTAAGGTTGCCGTAGCACATAATGAGGGCATAACGGGCATCAAGGTTTTCCGGACGGACAAATTCCGTCTGAGCAAACCACTTGCCTGAGTGACCGACCAGCGTGAGGTACTTGCTGTTCAGGAAGAACATGGTCCCAGCAGGGGCATGGACATCGTAGGTCACCGGAGCGGCCTTGAACAACAGGTTCTGGAATCCTGCATCGGCGGTACGGGTGTCGGTGTAGCGCAACTGTGGCTGCAACAACGCCTCATACTTTTCAAACAGGGTTTGCGTGGTCAGCACCATGTCTGGGTGGTCATTACCAACTGACACACTGTTGTAGGCAGTTGCCATCTGGGCGAGGGTCAAAGCACCAGCGGTGTTGTCCTCGTATGAACGCCAGAATTCGTTGCCAGCAGTTGCTGAGTTGATTCCACCAACAGTGTTACCGGACTCAACGAGGTTGCCCAAGCCGTTCCAGTTCTTGCTGCTGTTACCAGTTCCGTCACCGAAGAACATCTGGTTGAAACCTTCACGCATAGACTCCTCAGCCTGCATAATCTTGGCTTCAAGCAGGTTGATGATTTCCTGCTCACCATTGTTCTTTGCTTCCTCAATACCACTGATTGCGATAGAAGCAGCGTACTGCTTCCACTCGTACTCAGCAGCCGAGATGCCTTCCTGAGCGGTCAGCGAAATCGTGTCATAACCCGAGTACGACGACACTGTGTCGTTGTTGCCGTAGATGAGCGGTTCCACAATCTTGGTGCCACCATTGAGCATACGGATACGACCCTTATCCGAGAGGAAGTAGGTCAGTGGGCGTGCTGTGAACACATTGTCCGTGAGTTGGTCACGGTAGTTTGCGAGCGTTGTTGAAAGCAACGCATCAAAGTTAACATTTGCACTAGGCATTAGGTTTTTCCTTTACTAGAAGTTTGCGTTTAGTTGCCTCTTGGCGGCGAACCAAGCATCGCTCAGACTGGAGATGGGAGCAATGTCCTCATCTGTCGTTGAACCAGTAGCACTAGAGCCACCGTCCACAACAGCCGCTTGACGCTTGGATTCAACAATCCGAGCATCCTCGGCTTGTTGAATTTCAGACGCTTTGCGTTGAATCTCTTGCTGTTTCATCAACTTGTCAAAAGCAACCTGCTTATAGGTTCCCTCCAAATCGGTAGTACCTAGCCGCATAGCGGCATTGATTACTTCCGCCGCATCAAAATCCTGATACCGAGACTGTAGGCGTGCAATCTCCCGTTCAATCTGTTGCTGAGACTGGTATTCCTCAAACTGAGCAATACGCCTGTCCATTTCCCGAATTCTCTGCTCTTGGGGGTCCAAGTCGTCAAATTCATCCGCAACCATGTCGGCTGCTTCTTGACGGGAAATGCCATAATGGCGTGCCAGCAAATCAATAGTTGTAGCAGGGTCACGCTCCAAAGCGGTTTGGAGTGTGGACGCAAACTGCAACTGATTGCGTTGCTCTGCAAGTTCCTGTGTCTTACGGGTATAATCCGCTTGACGCTGGTAACCAGCAATTGCTTCAGATAGTGGAACCTGTAGTTCCTCACCATCCAACTTAACCGGAATACGGTAATCACCGTACTGGCTTACATCCAGAATACTGGGTTCTGGGCTTGATGCTTGCTCACTAGAAACTTCGGGTGACCCAACGGGTTCCTGCTCAGTGACGGGTGCGATATCCTCGCTCATATTTTTTCTCCTAGAGTCCTAATGGTTGCTCTATTAATATATAAAGTCGTTCCTTACATGAATGGCAGAGCCGGTGGTCATGACACCGGCCCTGCCATTACATGATTGGTGGAGCCGACGGCAATGCCGCCGGACCAGCCATTTGTTCCGGTCCACCTGTTTGTATGGGGGGAGGTGGTGCGGAGACAAACTTCTCGGGGTTCTTAACCCCAAAGCCGAATTGTAGCACATAGGCGGCAAGTTCTTGCATATTGACAATTCCTGCGCTGGCAAACGGTGCCATAGCGTCAACCATCTGGAGGGCCATCTGGCGACGGAACGACTCGTTCTGGGGCTGGGTGGACCCACCAACAACCTCAAAGTCAAAGTCGCCTTCCAGATAGTCACGGTCAAAGGTGACCCAGATTGGTTCTCCGTCTTTGCCAATGACTCGGGCTACTTGTTCACCCGTCATAAACTGACGGGTGACCATCAACATACGGCGTGCAACCTCCGAGATGGAGTGTTCCACAATTGCCAACTTGTCAGCCACGCGGGCATTAGAGGCATCCTGAATGAGTCCTGCTTCGGTGGCGGTGCGACGAATCTCCGACTGTCCACCACGCATCAACTCTGTGACACCCGACACACGGTCAATGTCGTTGGTAATCAAATTGGACTGGTCATAAAACTCCGGTGGGTTAATCAACGCTGGGAATGGGGCAACAACCTCACCCAATGACTCATCCGAAGAAACCGGAACCATGACATTGTCCTCATCGGACTCCAAAGCCGTGCGACCAAACTGGTCAAAAGCAGACTCTTTATACAGATACTTTCTAGCATAACGCTTGCGATGATTCATCATCTGCGTGCGAGTCTCGTTTAGTTCCCGTTGCAAAGGCTCGATTTGTTCAAGGTCGCCAATTGGGTAAAAGGCATCCGGAACATCATAGTTGCGCAACATGACAAACGGGTGGCCAAACGCATACGGCATAGCCATTGGCTTCACCAAGAATGTGTCTCCGCCTTCAGCAAAC